CGCGTAAGCGCCAGCCCATGCTTTGTCTATTCCGATGTTACGGGCGACGTTCGTGCTGTCCGCGCTGGCTAATGGTAGCTTTGTGAAAATTAGCGGGTTCAACATCCTCAATCCATGCAACTTCGTGACCGGCATTCCATGAACGTCAATAATGTGGCGAATCAGGTCCTTCATTCTGGCAACAGCAAGGTTTGGGCGCTTAACGTCATAGTCTCCACAACTTCCTATCGCTACACGCGGATATTCGTTACACAACCTGATAAACCGCTCGTCACTCTCGTTCATATGCCATACTGGGACACCAAAAAATTCCCCGTGCGGCCATTCATCCAGAAGAGCTTCGTTCTCATCCTCGCCGCCGTCGATGACGTCCGGGATGATGGCAAAATCGAATCCAGGGTGATTTTTCCAGCGCGCCACAAATTCGTAATAATCGCTCCAGTCGATTTTGTTTTTACCGGCTGCTTTCCATGCAGTGAATGCGCCGTTGTCCAGCGCGAATGACTGGCAGTATTCAGCCGCGAGGTTAATTTGTCCGGAATGCGCGAAACTGATAAACGCATGGCGTCCTTTCCATGCCTTCATAGCACACGTATCAGGGGTAATAGGGCCGCCATGATAGTGAATCATCACGCCCCCTTAACCTTGATGCCAGCGGCGCGTATCTGGCTCCAGTGCCGCTATGGTAGCTACGTGTTCAGCATTACGTTCTGCAAGCTGATTCATGGTTAAGCCATCAGTTATTTCTTTCATTTGGTTGCTCCTGTTAAATCAGACCGGCGTCTTTGCGTTGTTTGTATTTCGCCATTAACATCTCGGCTGGCGTTGGACCGCGATCCCGCGACGGCCGCCCGCGACGGCGCGGCTAAAGCGCGACGGGCGCCCGCGACGGCGCGGCTAAAGCGCGACGAACAGGCGGTATGGGTTTACCTGCAAGAGCTCGCTTTTCCCACTCATGCAGAATGTCGCCAGCGGCCCGGATAAGTTCTTTTTCACTGAGTTGCCCTTCCATTCCCCGGCGGCGCAGCTCCAGGCAGACGTGGTAATACAGCGGATTTTTATCTCGCCATGGGAACTGCTCACTGGTCGGATAACGGAAAACAAGCTTCCGCCAACGCCAGTATTCGCCCATGATGTCGTCAACACTGACCCCTAGCACTCCACTCCCCTCACGGCACCACGCTACAAACTGTCCCGGCGATGGCAGAAACGGACGTTCCTGACGGCGGGCGACACGCATTCCGGCAGCTACTTGTTCCATAGTGGTAATGCCATTCTCACGGAAAGCCAGAACCCACTGGCGCCGGATTTCGTTCATCTCGGCCTGGGTGCGATTAGCTGTGGTTGCAGGGAACGCGGCCATAAGCTGACTGAACACGTTGTTGATGACCTTAGCAACCTGCTCAACTTGCGGTTTATCGTCATGCTGTTCCGGCATGTTGTTGGCAATACAGCGCATCCGCTCACGGTCAAAATTAACCATCTGCGCAGCAATGTTTTTCATAGCTCCACTCCGTAAATCCAGTCAGTGTTATTCAGGTCAAGTTTTGGCTTAGAGGCAGTTGTGCCAGTCTGTTGCTTGTTGCGGTTGATATCGAGTTGAGTCCACTTTTCGCGGAGCTTTGCCGGGCTAATGACGTTGCCAGCCCAGAAGCTGTCATGGCACGCCCAGCGAAACAGCACGCACATGTCGCGATGTGTTCGTCCGTCACATTCACGCATCAGGCGTATATCGTTAGCCCATCCTGCCAGGTTAGGTTTTCTGGCTGATGGAGAAATGGTTTTTATCAGGTCAAACATCCACTCGGCAGCAGTTAGGTCTTCAGCAGTTCCCCACTTGTTGCCTCTCTGAATCGCTGCTTCGGGTTTTAGAACATGAGGTTTCTTTCCTGGCTTGTCAGAGGATTCGTCAGAATTCTCGGACGTAGATCTTTTAATATTGTCTTTTGTTAGTTTGTCTTTTGTGGTTAGCAACTTCTGCTTAGGTGCGTTAGCAACTTCCGCTAAGGTTTTCTTAGCAGGTTTAGCTAATGTTTTGCAGAATCCGTTATTTTTAGTTTGCCACTCGGAAATATGGATATTCATACCAACCCTGCGGCCTTCCTGAATCAGTACCTTCTTCCTGATCAGACTGTTTTTTGCTGTCGAGCAATGGGTATGATGCTTCTGAATCATCTCCTCTAGCTGCTCGTTGCTGATCCAGTCCATTTTCTTGTTGTATCCATACGTTTTGCGCCATACGGCCATCAGGATGCACAGCTCAGTCTCCGGCAAACCAGAACACATCACGGCATCCAGAAGTTCATTTGCCAGGCGCGTATAGCCATCATCGAGATCTGCCACGCGCGGCTCCTTAGGTGCCACGTCAGGCACAGGAAAATTGATTACTTCGGCAGTGTTTGCCATAATTACTCCTGTGAATTGATCCAGTTAATTCCACCAGAAAGCCGTTGGTGTTCGAGCACCGCGGCTTTCGCCTTTTTGGTTGTTGCCATTTTCAGTCCCACCCCAGCGGCTCAGGCTGCATACGCACTGCTTTCATCCCAATGTCCGCTAATGTTTCCACCGAAAAAAGATAATCACGGCGAACAAGTACCGCTCCCGGAGGAGCAAGCTGAATACCCAGCTCCGCCAGAAACCGACAAAACTGTTCAACATGACCGCCTTTACCTTTCCAGCGGCTGATGGTTGACTCATCAATTCCGATAGCGTCAGCTACCGGCTTCTGCCCAACCGATGCAAGCTGATTGAGAATTAAGCTCTCCATCTCAACCGGCTTTAGCTTCGGTGGTTCGGAGTTGCGTGCAATTGCGTTCTCCATGGGTCAATATCCTCTGTATGAATTGGCGTGCGGTTTAATCCTGTTGGTCCGGCAACCCGTCGGTGGGGTTTGGGTAAATATCCTTTCGCATTTGGTGTGGAGTGACTTTCCAGTTAAGTGCCTCACAAATCGGAATAACACGATGAGCTGGTGCTTCACTATTCAACCAAAGGCTTACAGACTGCGGAGTTGTTCCAAGGCGTTTTGCCAATTCTGTTTGGCTCATAATTGAGCAAATGAAAGATTTTAAATCAGCGTTCATAGCGTCCCCTTGTTAAATACAAGAAAACATTACAACAAGGAAAACATTTAAACAAGTTTTTCTTGTGTAAATCTTGCAATGTCTTATACAAGCTGGACTTGTAAAATGATGAATATGAAAACAGAACAGCATGAAAATTTTGTTCGTAGGCTCCAGCTCATTCAGGATCAAACGGGTTGGAACTTATCTGAGATTGCCAGGAGGGTTATGGTCTCTCCACAGGCGGTTCAGCAATGGGCTAAAGGCGATACAACCCCTCGCGGCGAGAGGCTGAAAAGACTCGCAGCCGTTACAGGGAAACCTGAACATTGGTTTTTCATGCCACTTGATGCAAATGAACCGAGTAATTCTTTATCTGAAATTCCAACCTCAAGCAGCCGGGATATGCTGGATGACAAAGAAAAGGCTCTTTTGGCTCTTTTCAACCAGATGCCAGAAGCAGAGAAAAACCGCCTCATTGTCCATGCCAAAGCCACTCTACAAGAGCTTGACCTTCTGAAGGATGATGTCCTCAGTATCATCAAAAATATAAGAGAATAATTTCAATACGTTAGAACAAAACCGCCTACTTAGGTACTTAGGCGGTTTTCTTGCGCCCTTTCCGCCTACTTAGGCGGTTTTCTTGCGCCCTTAAAAACAACATTTTCTTGTATTTTTACTTGTAAGTAGCAAAATTTGCTTGTAATGTTATCTACATCGACAACAGGCGCATCGTTGTCAGGTTTAAAACGTTCCGCTGGCCGGCGATAAGGCACGAGGATGAGATGACTAATTACGGCACAACAACATTACCAAGAACCAGCGTTGTACCGGGAATGCTGGTTAAGTACCAGGGGCGCACATACCGCGCATCTGCAAACGTAGGAAAAGGGTTGTACCTGTTTACCCTCTTCGAACGCCTGCGGACAACCAACGACGAGATCGAGGTTTACCTCAACCAACACGGCAAACCTGCAACCCATTAGCAGGAAAAACCAGCAAAACGAAATACTGCACAGATTCTGGCAGCCCACATGGTGTCGGGGATTCTGCAAACCAAATTCAGGAGTTCAGCCATGAACGCATATCTCACTTACGACCGGATCGAGGCTCAGAACTGGACCCGGCATTACCAGCAAATCGCCAGAGAAGAGAAAGAATCCGAGCTGGCTGACGACCTGGAGAAAGGACTGTCGCTTCACATGCTGGAGTCGCTGTGTATGGACGAGCTACCGCGTCACGGCGCCAACAAAAAAGCGATCAGTCGGGCATTTGATGACGATGTCGAATTCCAGGAGCGCGCGTCGGAGTTTGTGCGGTACATGGTTGAGGTGTTTTCCCGGCATCAAATTGATATTGAATCAGAGGAATAAGACAAATGAGCACAGCACTCGCAACACTGGCAGGAAAACTGGCTGAACGTGTAGGAATGGATTCTGTAGATCCGCAGGAACTGATCACCACATTGCGCCAGACAGCGTTTAAAGGTGATGCCAGTGATGCGCAGTTTATTGCGCTACTGATAGTCGCCAACCAGTACGGTCTTAATCCGTGGACGAAAGAAATTTACGCCTTTCCTGATAAGCAGAACGGGATCGTCCCTGTGGTGGGTGTTGATGGCTGGTCCCGTATTATCAACGAAAACCAGCAGTTTGACGGCATGGATTTTGAGCAGGATAACGAATCATGTACATGCAGGATTTACCGTAAGGACCGTAACCATCCGATCTGCGTTACCGAATGGATGGATGAATGTCGCCGGGAACCATTCAAAACCCGTGATGGTCGTGAGATTACTGGACCGTGGCAGTCACATCCCAAACGGATGTTGCGACACAAAGCAATGATCCAGTGCGCCCGTCTTGCCTTCGGTTTCGCAGGCATCTACGACAAGGATGAGGCCGAACGCATTGTCGAAAATACCACGTATACCACAGATCGCCAGACGGAACGCGACATCACTCCGGTTAGCGATGAAACCATGCGGGAAATTAATGATCTACTGATCACCCTGAATAAAACATGGGATGACGATCTGCTGCCGCTCTGCTCCCAAATCTTCCGCCGCGATATTGGTGCATCGTCAGATCTTACGCAAATCGAAGCAGTGAAAGCCCTCGGATTCCTGAAGCAGAAAGCAGCAGAACAGAAGGTGGAAGCATGACACCAGAAATTATCCTGGCTCGTACAGGTATTGACGTTAGCAACATCGAGCAGGGTGATGAAGCGTGGCACCGTCTACGCCTCGGTGTCATCACTGCTTCCGAAGTTCACAACGTCATTTCAAAACCGCGTTCAGGCAAGAAATGGACGGATATGAAGATGTCCTACTTTCTCACCCTTCTTGCTGAAGTTTGCACAGGCGTGGCGCCGGAAGTTAACGCCAGGGCGCTGGCCTGGGGGAAACAGTATGAAGATGATGCTCGCACCCTGTTTGAGTTCACCACTGACGTGAAAGTCAACGGGTCGCCGATCCTTTTCCGTGACGAGGACATGCGTACCGCCTGTTCTCCTGACGGCCTGTGCAGTGATGGCCGCGGTCTTGAGTTGAAATGCCCTTTCACCTCTCGCGACTTTATGAAATTCAGGCTTGGCGGCTTCGAGGCTATCAAATCCGCCTATATGGCCCAGGTGCAATTCAGCATGTGGGTAACCGGGAGAGATGCCTGGTATTTCGCGAATTATGACCCGCGCATGAAGCGAGAAGGCATTCACCACGTGGTTGTTGAGCGCGACGATAAATACATGTCCCTCTTCAACGAAATGGTACCGGAATTTATCGAAAAGATGGACGAAGCGCTAAAGGAGATTGGCTTCACGTTCGGGGAGCAGTGGCGATGACGCACGCAACAACGACAGTACTACCAGTTGAAAAAAGTGTTCCGCACACCTGGCGCCGCCCGTTCCTGAAATGGGCAGGCGGTAAATATTCGCTGCTGCCGGAACTGGATCGTCTTATCCCGGCTGGTAAACGACTGATAGAACCATTTGTGGGCGGCGGATCGGTGTTTCTCAACTCAGATAAACACGAATACTTCCTGCTGGCTGACATTAATGCTGACCTGATCAATCTGTACCAGATGCTGGCCGTAGTGCCTGATTCGGTAATCGCAGAGGCAATGAAGGCTTTCAGGCATCTGAATGATGCCGAAAACTACACAGTAATTCGTGAAGCATTCAACGCCTGGCAACTGAATGCGATAGAGCGAGCGGCCGCATTCCTTTACCTCAACAGGCACTGCTTTAACGGTCTGATGCGTTACAACCTTGATGGTTTTTTCAATGTTGGATGGGGAAAATATAAAGCCCCATACTTCCCGGAAAAAGAGCTCATGGCATTCAGGAAGAAGTCCAGCGCGTGCGTATTTATGAATGCAGGTTTCGAACGTACTCTCAGGCTGGCGGGTGATGGTGATGTCGTTTACTGCGATCCGCCATACGAGCCAATGCCCGGCACCGCTGGCTTCACTAGCTACGCCTCCGGCGGGTTCTCATGGGATAGCCAGGTAGCACTTGCTGAAAGCTGCGTGGCAGCCCATCAGCGCGGCGCAAAAGTGTTTATCAGTAATTCTACCGCACCACGCGTTATTGAACTTTACGAGCGGCACGGCTTCACTTTGCACCGGGTCAATGCCCGCAGATCAATATCGAGTAAAGGCAGTACCCGAGAAACAGCGAACGATATCGTCGCCTCACTGGGGATTTAGTGATGATGAAACTTATTAACAGAAGCAAGCAATCACCAGTCGGTCGTCGCGCATGTGATGTTGCACTGGCAGCGCATCATGAGAAGTTCGGCGATTACGGCAGACAAAAGCACGTTACCAATTACACCGTTGTAGTGGATGGCGTAAAGGTTCCTGTCGAAGTAGTTAACCGGGCCACCAGCTACGTAGCCACCGCAATGATCGGCGCCAGGAAACTTAGAAATCTGCCCGCACAGGCAAACTGAATATTAGCGATGGCCCGCTGCGGGGCCACTGGAGAAAACGATGAGCAACATTATCCAACTGACGCCAAACAAGTGGGTTAGCGAAAAAGTTCTGATTGCGGTTACCGGGCTTAAGGCCTAAATTCCAACGGCAAATATAAC